GTTTCCCAGTCACGATCCTGGAGCGCGAAGAACTAAAGATTGTAGTTGGCTACCCATTACTTAGAAATCTCCGTAAACTATCCAATCACCGCCACCTTGACCTTGCCACTTATGGCTTTGCTCGTAAGCTACAGCATCTCCTAAAGCTTTTTCGTAAGCTCGTTGTACTTCAGAGCTTAACTCTCCTTCATCTTCACCTCGCTCTCTTATAGCAAGAGCTAAACCTCGTAGGTATACTGGATACCAAGGTACTTTAAAATAGTCTGTATTAGCTGTTAAATCGTCTTGAGGTACTACGCACTCTACAGACATAGAGTATGTTGCGTCTGGAGTGCTGTAAAATATTATTTGTAATGATTGTTTTGCACTTACTCCTGATACTGCGTAGGCGTAAGGTTCTTGATTTGTTCGTGTACTTAATTGATTTTGTTTTCTTATAAACTCAAAAGGTCGTGGTGCTAACCTAACGTCAGTAGTAGTGTTGTACACGTCTAACACTCGACTACGTTGATTAGTGTAAATGCCTTGACTTGAGTTTTCTAAATCGTAAGAACTTGTGCCACTGGTAGTTGTAATTGTAATAGACTCTTGTAAGCCTATCCAATCAAACGAATCTTCTACTTCTCGTTTTGCGTCGTTAAGCAATCGTACAATCGTATCTGTATAAGACGGTGCTCCACCTGTGGCAGTTGTTGTGCTAGTTATACTCAACACAGCTTGGTCTCTTAAACGAATAAGAATCTTATTAACAACGTCTAATAATGTAACCGCAGATGACGACATAAGATTAACTCTCCTAAATAAAGGGGGAGGTTTTACCCTCCCCGTAGGTTATTAAGCAACGACAGCAATCTTAATGCCAGCATCGTTTCGTAGTTCACCCGTACCGTACAGAGTGTCAGCAGTGAACAAGTCACCTAACCACTCTTGCTTGTACTGAGTTTGAGTACGAACAGACATTTGCTCTGCAAGAACTAACGCTGATTTATGAGCTAACAAGCAAAGTCTAGCGTCCTGAGAACCTTCAGTATCTGTAGGACAGTTAGTAGAAACGTATACAGGTACTCCGTATACATCACCGACTAAACCGTTACGGATAGAGTTTCCTGGGCCAGCTTCACCTGTGAACGCTTGCTCAGTAAATCGAGCAAGACCAGTTAGATTCTTTTTCTCCACTGGAGGGATAACAAGGAATCTATCTGACATAGGTATATCAGCATCGTCAAGAGTTTGGATTACCTTACGGATACCTGCATCAGCCAAAGCTGCTGCGTTGTCATTACCTGCGTCGAAAGCTGTGCTTCCATCAGAGCCAATAACAGTACCTGCAGTACCAAAATCAACTGTAGTTCCTGAAGATACAGTATTAGCTGTACCGCCAGTTAAAGCGTAAGATTGCAACCAAAGGTGCGTATCTACTTGTTTAGCCAGTGAGTAACCAGCGTCATCAGTGTAGAAAGACCTCATGCTTGACAAAGCCTGCTTGTCTAGGATATCCTCTATTAATCGAGAATACTCGTAGTGCTTGTCAATAGATATTGTAAGCTCAGTATCTGTTGCAGTGATAAGCGTAACTTCAGTCTGTGCTGCTTTTGCAGAAGCTGCACCCCGAGTTGGCTTAGGAATGTGAATGGTGTCACCTTTTTTACCTTCGTGGTTCATTCGGGTAACTAGATTTGCGAGTACAAGATTACTCTTGTATGCCGCGATTACTTCGTCCGACCACAATTCAGGGATAAACGTCGCCTGAGTGGTAGTCGTCATATGATTAGAGCCGAGGGCCATAACCTATTCCTCCTATAAAAAATTAAAATTAAACTTGGATAAATTAACGAACTCTGCCTTCTGCGTATGCTTGCATAATTTCTCCTTGTAGTTCATTGTATCTCTGAGGGTCATTCATCTTCAGTCGCACTAACTCAGCTCTACGATAAATCGTTTTGCTAGATGATGCTCCTGCGTCTTGTGACGAACCAGCAGATACAGAAGAAGCAGCCTCAAGCTCTTTCTCTTTTACAGCTTGATTTTGTTCTTTCTCCGCTTTCACTTGAGGTTTTTGAACAGCTTTGTACTGTGTAAACAGTTCGTCTGCATAGTCAAAATCTCCGTTACTTGCTTTAACCCACATATCTTGTCGCGGAGTGCTTTCCATAATCCACTGTTGAAAACCTAAGTCATTAACAACTTCGGTTAAATCAGGGTGTTTGGCTTGTAACCGTTGTACTGTAGAGTCTACCTGTGTTTGAGATAGATTACTCTTAACGGGTTCTAAAGCTTCCGCAACTACCTTGCGTACCGCATTAAGCGGGTCGTTATAAAAGTCATCTTCAGAAAGAGATTTCTCAAGAGACTCTGTACGTTGACTAGTGGCATCTTCTTGTAGATTTTTTTGAATTAAACTGTCAGTAAGTTTACGAAGTTCTCCAAGCTCATTACCTTGTCGTCCGTATTGCTGTTCAAGATTAACGTAAGAGTTAATAATGTCGTCTACACTTTTCCCTTGAAATTTAGGGGGTAGCTCTTCAGTTTCTACGTTCTCAGTAGGTTGCTCTTCTACTTGCTCTTCTTCTGATTTAAGTTCTTGTCCAAGGCGTTGAGTCAAATCTTCAACATTGTCAATGTTGTCAAAATCTTCTTCTGCCTCTACTATAGGATTTGTCGCCATTTTATTTCTCCAATCTTAACCTTATATAAGGGGATTAACAGGGTATACCTAACTCTTTCAAGTTATGGTGGTTAGCTCTTCGGTGTCTCCTAGCCCATTTATCGGCAGCAGTCGGAAAGCCAGTATCTATGCCAGGTAATGAGAAGTTCCCGCCTGACACAATTTTTGAAGCAGTATTAGTACAATCTCTGCACTTAACTGTTTCATCTTTAGACCAATACTCTCGTACTAGCCCACAAGAATTACATTTGTAATCATTCAACATCACTCTGTACCTCGTCTGCGCCTTCAAGCTCTGCTTGTAAGACGTTCTCAAACTCAATCATTAGATGTAACATTCCTAACGAACCTCGCATTTGCCAGAAAGCTTTTTCATCTCCGATTGCTAGTACGTTATTTTGATTGTTAAACATTTCTATTAAACGATTACGAATTAAATCCCAACCCTCCGAGTGGAGAGTTTCTATCATTTTTTCGTATTTTTGTATTTCATTATTATCCACTATTCACCTCGTATTATTGTCAACATCATTAGCGCAAGCACTTCTTCATCGTCCCTCTCTCTAATCTGTTGTCTACGAAGTTTCTTAAGTCGTTCAAACTTTAAATCTTCAGAGACAGTTCCTGCTAGGACATCAAAACCAAAAGCTCCAGAACTCCAAGCTTTTCTTCCCCAACCTTTCCCCGAATGTTCTAACTGTTCAAATGACATTTAATTAAATGGCCCTAATATCGAAATAATAAATGTAGTCATTCCTGCTATAATTATTACCGCACCTCGAAACAATTTAGCGTTTAATTGTTCTAAGTGGGTTTCTATCTTTTCTAACCTTGCAAATATTGTTTTGTCTCTTTCTGCACATCTAGCTTCATGTGCTTCTACCCTAGTAATACAATCAAATATATGTTTTTCTAAATCCATCTCTTTGTTACCAAGATGATGGTAACTTGCCCACAGATGTAGGTGTATCTAGTTCTGTAAGTTGTGTATCTATATCAGCTTTTAGCTCTGCTTCAGTCTTGTCTATATTTGCCAGCACCTGCGTCTTACACCAATCCTCAGTCAAACTGTTAAACGCTGTAAAGCTGTCTGCGTCTGCCGCGCCTATATTTGCCTGTCCATAAGTAGACGCAGTGTTATTTGGGGTTCTTGTGTCACTTACGCCAGTAATTCGCCAATGTATAGATTTAACTACGTCACTTAACGACCCTTCAGTTGGTGCTGTATCTAGTTGTACAAATTCCCATGTGTATGTATTAGCCATTATCCTGCCTCCAATGCGGTTATTCTTGCTTCTAACGCTTCTATAGTTGTTTGTTGCTCTTGTATGGCGGCTACAAGAAGTGGAATTGTTTCCGTATATCTAATACCTAAATATCCTTCTGCATCTTCTGTTATAACTTCTGGTAATACAGCTTGAACATCTTGTGCAATTAAACCTACTTGAGATTTATTTTCGTCATCTGCAATCCATGTAAATTTAACTGCTCTTAATGTTTGAACAGCATCTAAAGCATTTTCAATATTGCCAGTAATATTTTTTAGTCTTTCATCTGATGTAGCTGTCCATGATGTTGCTCCTGAATTAATATAAACGCCTACATTAGATGGCGTGTATACAACAAAAGAATCAGATGCGTTATTTCCAATTTTCCATTTAGCTGTTCCACTAGATGTAAATCCAATAGCAGCTTCGTTTCCCACACCTCCGATTCTTTCAACAGCCAGTCTTGCGTTTGAAACTGCACTTGTAGTCCCAACACTTACATTGCCGCCGCTGTCTATACGCATGCGTTCCGCATTAGTTGTACTAAAACCTATATAACCAGAGTCACGTACATTGACAACGTAACCGCCACCACTGTCTAATCCAGTGTAAACGCCACTTCCATTTACACTTGCTCCAGTAAATTCTACGTTGGCAAAATTAGAACCAAGAACGTCAATATCACTTGATACAGTTAATTTTCCAGTAGGGCTAGTTGTGCCTATACCTACATTGCCGCTGGTTGTTATGCGCATTTTTTCAGCGGCGTTTATTTGAAACAACACATCATGGTTTGACCTATTGCCGATAAAAGTACCGCTTGAATGTGGGTTTATTTCAGCAATTCTTGTACCATCAGATACCGCAAATTGTCCTGTAGGATTAGTAAGACCTATACCTACTTTTGTAGTGCCTGTTGGTATGCTTAATACCGTAGCATCAGCATCATTTTTAATTGTTACATCGCTTGTTGAACCTTGACCCGTAAGGATAAGTCCTTCTGCTGCTGTATAACCGATTGCAGCGTTGTCTCCTGCTGCTGTGTCGGTTGTCGCTTCTACTGTACCGCCTGTAATCACTCCAGTAGTTGTAATAGCTGATGAGCCATTGTCTATTGCTCCAAAACCAGATGTAATACTTCCAGCGTCCAAAGCTCCAGTGGTTACGATTGAACTAGACCCTGCAACAGGAGATGCCCCAATGTCAGACAGCACCTCTGCCGTACTTCTGCTCTCTAGTCCACTAGCAGTAAACCTTGCGTATTCGTCATCAGCTACACTAGCACTGTCTATCTTTACTGCATTAGTATTAGATATTCCAAAAGTCAAAGACGCTTGACCGCCTATATCTGATAAAACCTCACTTGCTGACCTGCCTTCTATAGAAGTACCATCAACTCTTAAAAAGTCATCATCTGCTACGCCAGTTGTAAAAACTGGAAGGTTTCCATTACTGATACCTGTGGATAACGTAGCTGTGGTAGTTATTGCTGT